GGAGGAAGAAGGCTATCCATTTTCTTCTAAACTATAAATATTATTACTGTGAGGGGGTTGAAATATACCCCCTTACATCTAAAAAAAAATTGGTTTACAATAACCGAAAGCGAGGGCTTATGAGAACAAGATGATATAAGACTTGAGGTCATGCTTACTGATAGCCAGTGAGATAGATAACATCATGTGATGTTTGACAGGTTTATATCATGTTCGAGGATAGTAATAGCGATACTCTTAAAACTTGGTAGTGGATATTTGAGTGCTAACCAGGAGAACTACTGTGTAAGTAAATGAAAGGATTAATTATGAAACCAACTATGGAACAACTAAAAGATATAATATGCAAAGTAAACCGCATATCATCAGATTGTAAAATCGTGATATGTGGTAAAGCATATGTCAGTAAAAATTTTGATTTTGAGGAAAATGAAGATGGAAAAGATCTTGAGAGAGCTTACAGAAATATAAAGGAAATATCTGTAAGATTTACTGAGGAGGGAGAAAAAGATGAAGTCAGAATATACGTTGAAGAATAGTGATATTGTAGACAACAACATGAGGTTGTATTTCTATGTAGCAGATAAGATGATCAAAGATCCTAGATGGAAAAGATTGCCTAATTACTGCCAAAATAGTAGTATAACTACAGTATTTATTGCTTGTAAAGAGCAAGTCGAAAGGAGAAAATCAGATGGAAAAGGAGCTTTGCCTAAAGTGTAATGGAGCTTTGTATATCGAAGATGATATATGTGAGTGTCAATATGAAATGAAAGGAGAAGAAGATGATTAGAACAGCATCAAGATTTGGTTACAGAATATTGAGAGGTGTAGCATCAAGTGCAGCATATGGTTATGTCAAGCGTAGAGGTATTTGGTACTACCGAATACTTCTTGATGAGGATTTCTCATACATAATTACAAGATATTACAAACGACACAAGGTTGTGCGTGATGTTGATAGAGATTACAAACGAAAGGAACAGAACTATGGAGAGTTTGGAGAGCCAGATAACGAGCCTGGATCAAAGACTGAATCTAGCTTTGGTTGAGAAACTTAATCAAGCTATTGTAAAGATTGAATCTAGAATAAGTTATCTTACAGATAAGTTAAATGCTGTTGAAAAAATACTTAAAAGTAATTTTGACAAAGTATCTAAAGAAATTTGGATAGAAGAGTTTGATAATTTATCTAAAAGTGAAAGGGAGTGGTTAGATGGTAGATCAAAAAGTTCTAAACGATAAGAAGCTACCGAAGATTGAGAAGATAGCACTTCTCAATGACGAGCTTCGTAAGAAACTAATTACTGGAGAGTTATTCAAAGCTGAAAATAAAGACAAAGCATTTTTTACTAGAGGTACAAGTACTTTTATAACTAGTAAAGATAGAACAAAGTTTTTAAATAATGTTGCTTTGTATACAAATTTTACAGAAAATAACAATCCACATGGAGAAAGAGATTTTGGATCTTTTATGTATCAGAAAGAAAAGATTTTTTGGAAGATAGATTATAAAGATAATGCTATGATGTATCATAGTCCAGATGCATCTGATCCTAGTCAGACTATAAGAGTATTGACTATAATGAAAGCGAGTGAGTGGTAGTATGAATGATGTACAAAATTTTATTGATGAGTTAAAAAATGTCAGAAAACTTATTGAAGATCCTAAACCAAAGATCACTAAGTTTGATGATGCTATCAATATGATAGAGAATATTATTGGTAAATATCAAGCTATCATTGATGAAAACGAAAGGGAAAACAATGAGCATAATGGGTAGAGCATTTCTTGATAATCAAGAACAAGCGCATGATCGTATGGATTATTACTATGATCGTGAAAAGAAACTAAAAGATATTCTTACAAGTCTTGCCGAAGTCAAAAAGATTTTGGAAAGACAGCTCAAAGAAGTTACTGATGAGATAGATAAATATGAGAATGAAAACTTTGAATCTATATCATTGAAAGAAGTTGAAGATGCTATTGAGCCAGTAGAAGTTCTAGGGCAGCCGAAAGGATAACTGCCCTAGTTTTTCTCAGAAGGAATTGAAAGTTATTTCGTAGCTTTACATTTAATGAAAATCAAGGTATTTTTTTGTATGGCTTATGCACTTACAGAAAAGTTCCAGAAACAGCTAATTTCTCAGTTTGTTGAGAAACGAAAGGAGCTGGGATTGACACAAAATGCTTTGGATAGAAAGATGAATGTCGCAATAGGACTAGTATCTAAATGGGAAGTAGGAATCCGAAAACCATCTGGGTACTTGTTCTGTTGCTGGGCAGAAGCTCTTGAGTGTGAGCTGTGGCTAAAAAGAAAAAACTAATCAAGATACCTGGTTGGTGGTTTTTCAATAAGACACCAGAAGAAAAACAAGAGTATCAAAGATGTCATTGTGGTAAGATAGGAATTTACAGTAATGACTATATGCGTACATGGTTTTGTACCGAACACATGAATATGAAAGGAGATCCAAATGATGAGGATATCGCAAGAAAATCCACTTAAGATTAAGTATGTCCTGGAGTATGAGACTTCAGAAATACCAATGAATCCAGATTGGATTAAGAAGAAGATTGAGAATGTAACTAATACTATTAACAATCATTTTAAAAGAAATAAAATGAAAGGTCATAGAATATATATGAGAAAGGTTTATGATCAAACATAAAGAAAGGAATAAACAAATGATTAATACAAACCCAGATTATTATACTAATGGTAGATACCATTTAACAGATGTTATACTTGATTGGGATTTAAACTTTCTACAAGCTAACATTGTAAAGTATGTCAAAAGACATAACATAAAAGGTGGAGAAGAAGATCTGTTAAAAGCTGCTTGGTACTTAAACAAGTTATTGGAGATGAATTATGGTACAACACTTGAAGCAAATCTTGAATCGATTAGGGATAGTAAAAAGAAAGAAGATTGAAGATCCTATCGTATTGATAAGGAGGAAAAGAAGATTTGTTACTAAACTAGCTTACAAGTATTTTACAATGGAAGAAGCTGTTGAGTTTGATAGATTGTACAACAGTAAGTATGTAAAAGATAACAAAAAAGTGTCAAATGTGGTAAGACTTTTGATGACTAAATACAAACAAGAAAGGGAACTATGGCGAAGAAGAACAAGATGAATACTTCTTTTATTATTCACGAAGATATGCAGCGTGAAGAAATGAAAGGACTTGGTGGTACAGATGCCAAAGAAATTGTAAATGGTAATTGGAAAGATCTGTGGGAGATCAAGACAGGTAAGAAAGCTCCTGTAGATCTATCAGATGTTTTACCAGTACAACTTGGTATTATAACCGAAGATTTCAATCGAGAATGGTTTACAAAAGAAACACAAATTCAAGTACTTAAACCAGGTATTATACAATCTAAACTTGTAGAATTTTTGTATGCAAGTGTTGATGGTATTACAGATAGTGGTTGTATATTTGAAGCAAAGCATGTCAGCCCATTTTCGTTCAAAGATGTTGTACATAGATACTATCCTCAGATACAACATTATCTGATGGTTACAAGATTTCAGAAAGCGTATCTATCTGTACTGATTGGTAATTCTCAACACAAGATTTATGAGATTGAGAGAGATGATGATTTCATCAAACAAATGTTTTATGCTGAGTGTATGTTTTGGAATTTTGTTATGACAAATGTACAGCCACCAGACTTTGTTGCTTTTGAACAGTTCAAAGGAGATGGTAAGATTGTTGAGAATAATTTAACAAGAATTTATTTGAATGGAGAACAAGCGTATGAGTTTGAATTACCCAATAGCAGCTGGTTACAAGAAACAGAACACTAGCAAAAATGCAGCGAATGACATAAACAAAAAGCTGCCATATTTAAGAACTAGAGTATTACAGATAATAAAGAATAAAGGTAGTTATGGAGCTACACCAGAAGAAGTAGCAGATCTACTGAATATTACAATATTATCAGTAAGACCAAGATTTACTGAGTTAAAAATCAGTAAGGATATAATTGATTCTGGAGTTACAAGAAAGAATCAGTTTAACAAAAATATAATCGTATGGAGGTACAATGAAAGGAACAGATAATCCAAATTTAATTATTTGGGATAAATTAAAAGTTACAGATCCTAAGTTTACAAAAAAGATTAACAAAGGATATGGAGATATTACTTCGATAGATCCTATGTGGCAGATAGGTAAGATGACAGAAAAGTTTGGACCTTGTGGTAAAGGTTGGGGTTTTGATGTGAGCTATGCTTACACAGATACTTATGTAGCTGCAGAAGTTAAGATTGTTTGGAAAGATGAAGATGATACCTGGTACAAGTATGGTCCAATATCATCTATGCAGAAACTATCTGTAGGTAAAACAAATCGTTTTGATGACGAAGCTAGTAAGAAAGCTATGACAGATGCTCTAACAAAAGGTTTGAGTTATCTAGGTATGTCAGCTGATGTATTCTTAGGATTGTTTGAAAATAGTAAGTATATAGAGAAAGCTACAGCTGAGTATGAATCAAAAGGAAAGGAACTAAAGAAAGATGAAACCTAGAATATATGTTTCTGGAACTATAGAGTTGAATGATAATATTCATTCTAAGGTAAAGTTTAGTTTAGATACTGAAGCTGGTACTTGGCAACAATGGGGTAATACCAACGAAAGAATGTTTAAGACAGTTGATATTGCTACTAAGATGCAAGAAGCCATTATGGATTCAGAGTTCT